ACAGTTGTTGTTGAATCAAAACTCTTAACTGCTGCAATTGCTGAGCTATTTTTAGTTTTTCGATTACCAACTCTGTTTTCAATTCTATACATTCCCCAAGAAGCAAGTTCTTTTTCTAACTTGTTTTCTTTGACCGTATTTAAATCAGATCTTAAAGAATCTTTTTCTCCTCTTATATTAATAATTTCTTGATAGATGGCAGTTATACTATTTGCAATTGATACACACCTTGCGGGAGTTACACTTGTATTTGTAGCATCCGGAGAAACTCCTGCTCCTTCATAAAAACGATATGGTATGGCACTTATAAGTCTTGCATCATGATCTGTAAGTTCTGTAGAAATGTCAAATCTAGCATTTCCAATATTAGCACCACTTCCATCTGTTCCGAATCCAGTTAACGATCCATCTTTATTTTTATAATATACGTTTTCTGGCAAATTCTTGTATCCATATCCAGCATATTCCGAACTCATATTATAAATCGTATCTGGTTCAAAAACGTTCTCAGCACCATAATCTTTATCAGGTCCAGCCATTTTTGGATATATTTTTATCCTTTCAATTTCACCATTAAATACAACTGTGGAACCATAAAATGATGTGATTCCAGTAAAAGGTGCCTCACTATGTGCAATTCCTGGCCAACAATTACCATTTGCTGCCTCTAGAGATAAGTTAACTATTTGTTGTTTTTTAGCATCAATTTCTGCATTAAAAGATAATATTTTATTATCTACAACTCTACAAAATTCCCGAAGTGTTTCTGCTTTTTTTATAATCCCCGATCTATTCGCTTGATCAATACTTCCATCTACGAGATTGCTTGTTTCGGTGGTAACTTCTTTTGTCCAAGTTCCATCTGAATTTTGAGTAACAGAAGTTAAATCCAATGTAGATGGTGCGATAACATTACTTGGATTATCTAAACATCCATCAAGTTCATTTTGTTCTTCTTCGAGAATTTCAATAACTTGATTTTTTAAGTTTTCATCCATTATTGTATATCTTCAATTTTTGTTATTTATTTTCTTTAAGAAGTTTGATTTCTTCTTTTAACTGTTCTATTTGTTTTTGTTGATCTTGAACTGCAGAAATTAAAATAGGAACAATTTTTTCATAACGAATTAATTTATAAACTTCATCATACATTTTTTTCTCTCCAATTAAATCTGGAGCAATTTTTTCAACTTCTTGAGCAATCAATCCATATTGCCTTTTTACTTTTCCTGGATATCCATATTCATCATCCGGTTCCCTGAATTCTTGTAAAAATGAAGTTGGGCACAAGTCTTCTCTCCAATCAAAACGAACAGGATTTAATTCTAAAATAATTTCTAGTCCATTTTGAAAAGGTTCAATATTCTTCTTCAAACGAGCATCAGATGTAGCATCTGGTTCTGTAGAAATTGGACGACCGTTGTAAAACCATCCACCATTAAGTAATCCTTTCGCAGCACTTAAAGAATCTGATGGTGTAATGTTTTCATATGATGGAACAACATCAACTAAAAGACCATTAATTTGATTACCGAGTGCAGAATATGATACATCTAAAGCTCCTAAACTAATATCAGATCCAATAGTTGAATCAACGCCAAAAAGATTTCTAACACCAGTTAAAACTTCAAATCCTGTGGTATTAATTGATAAGGGTGAAGTTAGTGATGGTCCTACAACTAAAGAAGCTGTAAATGGAGTCAACGTTGCCCCCTGCCCACAGTGCAACTTATGAATTGATGCCGTTCCAGGTTCCCAAAATCCTTGCGGAATAATGAGGGAACCACCAACAACTGGTGATTGAACTTCTAATTGAGAGCAATTTAAATAATCAAACATTTTATTATCTACACGTTTGAGATAGACTTGTAAGTAACTGTGCCCAATTTCCTGCTAATAGAGCTTGTAATGTACTAGCAGATGAAACTGCACTACCTTTAAATATTTTTCCAGAAATTCTAAGATTTGAATTGATTTTCACACTTTTTGCTGCTGTAATGCACATATCACCAGCAGCTAATCTTAATTCACCACCAGTAGAAATGGTAACTTGACCATTCGAACTAACTAAAAAGTTACCATCTCCATCACCACCAGAAGTTACAAAATGAATATTTCTTGCAGTTAACCTAATATCACCATTTTCGGCTACGAGATCTATATCACCATATTTTGCACATATAGTTCTTGCAGGATTATTTTTTTGTTCTGGATCTAAACCGTGTCCGCAAGTTTCACGAATAGCTCCTTGTATGTGTTCAACCTTATTTCCATTTTTACCATAAACAACATGATTTGATGCGGAAGTCATAATTGTCAAATCACGTTCATCATCTTTAGATTCAGGGGCAATAGGACCACAATGAATAAGGCAATGTGTATTATCTGCAAGTGTAAAATCTGGTGCCTTTGATGCCATCTAATTCAATACTCTATGATGAAATATTTATTGTGGCTCGAGTAGTGCCAACACAATCAACAACTTGAACAAGTTTATTTGGATCTACAGTTTGCAATCTCATATCTCTCAAGAATTGATTAATAGGAATAAATCTAAGTCTAGTTCTAAATTCGGCACCCAATCCAGTTGGACTATTGATAATCAATCTTGGTATTGTTGTAAATCCATATCCTGAAGATAGGATATTGATTCCTATAATTTGACCAATTGGATTTGTTTGTAGTTCAAATTCTGCACCATTATTACCACCATCTACAATAACAGTGTCTCCAGGTGTATATCCTATACCTGTGTTAATAACATCAACACCACCGATAATAGAAATTGCATCATTGTTTCCAGTTCCATCACTACCAATTTCCCCTCCAGCACCACCAGTTGCTCCTCCAGCACCACCAGTTTCTCCTCCAGCACCACCTCCTCCTCCAGTAATATCTCCTTCAAGTACAGGTGGTTTTAAGATTGTTACACTGATACTTTCAGTATCAGTTTGACTTCCAGATGGAGCATTAGAGTTTGTAGCAGTTAAGGTATAAGTTTCTGTTCCATTTCCACCTCCAGATGGGAACGTGTAATCTGCAGGTATTACGACACTTACACTTCCGTTGGGAGGTAATGCTTCTAACCCAGAAACGTTTATCGAAGTTGACGTTGAATTAATAGACTGCCAAGATAAAGTTACAATATCACCTGGATTGACAGATAATGGTGAAGCTGAAAAATTATTAATACTTGGAGTTTGTGTATTTATTTGAGTGGTTGTTGAGGATCCTTCCTGAAGGACTGTTAGTATAAAATTTCGACTAACCACTTGAGGAGAAGAATCTTGATTGGATTTTTGAGCTGTTAAGGTAAAAGTTTTTGTTGTTTGAGTTTCACCTGCGGGGAAAGATACATCAGATAAGTTCACTACAACACTCGCAGATCCAATTAAAGGTAAATTTTCATATCCTGGTATGTTTAAGGAAATATTGTCCGCGTTTACAATATCCCAGCTTAAAGAAATAGAGTTTCCTACAATTAATGGATTTGGTGATCCCAAAAATGAAGTTATAACAGGAGATCCACCAACATACGTATTTTCATATCCATTACCAGGATCATTTATAACAATTTCAGCAACAGAATCACTATCACCATTATCACCCATAACTGAATATGCTGAAGCATTAGAACCACATCCAGCTGGATCAATAATAGAAACAAATGGTGTAGATGTGTACCCACTTCCACCATTTAATAAATTTGCACCAATAACTTGACCTATATTATTTACAACTGCTTGTGCTATAGCTCCTGATCCACCACCACCAAAGATAACAATTTGAGGTATTCCACATTCAAACGTCCCAGTGTAACAAGAACCTGGTGATTGAGAAGTGTTTGAATCTGGACCGAAGAAATCATCTAACCACCCATTTGCAGTTTGGGTGATTTCTCCGGCAAAAGTATCAGAAATACCAAAATTGAATTTATTAAAATTATCAATTGCTGTTGGACTTACACTTGCATTTAAATCGTTAATGAATTCTTTTAATTCAGGACAGTTTGGTTGTCCACATAAAAATCCTTGAAATCCTAGAATGTAATTAATTGCGCTACTTACAGATCCACTAATTTGTGCGACTCCAGATAAAATATCATTAATCTGGTCAAAAATTGGTCCAAGTGTGGCATCAATTTGATTTACTAAATTATTGATTAATGAGTTTGTCCAATTTTCGATTGCACATAATGGAGCATTGATAATTTGACCAATTAAGGAATATACAAAATCTCCAACTAAATCGAATAAACTTTTAATAATATTTTCAAATGCACAAAATAGTTGATCAAATATTGCCTCACTCAATGATTCTTTAATTGTTTTTAAGAGAGGGGGTAATAATTTTTCTAAAGCCTTTTCAATTAATCCTTTGACTTGATTCAAAATCCAATTACGAAGACGTTGAATTAATGTTTTTAAAATTCCACTTATTGCTGAAATTATAGATTTTATCTTTCCTTGTAAATTTTGAATTTTATTAATTGTTCCTTGAACATAAACATCATTAAATTTTTGAACTGTTTTTAAAGTTTCAAATAGTTTTAAAAGTTGATTATTAATTGCACCTAATGTCCCATCTCCACAAGGATTACCAACATACCAGGTTTCTTGACTTAATGTTAAGAAATCAATATTTCCAATGGTATCCCACTTTGTTTGCAATATTCTTCCTGTTTCCCCACCATTAGCAAATAAATCAACACCAGATAATAATGCCTGCTCATCATAGGTAAGATTATTTAAATCTAGATTTATTGCATTAGGTAATTTAAACTCAGACATTATTAATATACATTTAATTTAAAGGTGGAGGTTCTATAGGAGATTTTTGTCCTGATGGTGTTTTATCTCCAGATCCGTATAAATTTGCAGGAGATGGATTAATAGGATCGAAGTAATTCAAAGTTGTTTTAAATTCTGTACATCCTTGATTAACTTGATCCGATACTGATATTTCATAAGTAGGATCAGTTCTTGCAAAAACACCAATGATATAAGGTTTTTCATAATCATCATCAAGAAATAGTCCCATAACCCATTCACCACCCACAAGGGCAGTTGATGTTCTATTTAGAGTTCCATGAGAAGTTGGACGTAAAACAATTGCCCAAGGTAAATCTTCATCTTGCAATAGACCACACTCACTAGGATGATATCCAACAATTCGAACTTTAACTCTATCTCCCCATTTTTGAGCGTCAGTTTTATTATTTAACTGACCCAAAGGAATTTGCCCAATCCAAAATCTAGGTGGGTTTTTTCCAAAAAATCCTGGTTTAAACATTTGAATTATGTCCCCCCACCAGTATATAGACCATAAGTATCACGTGCTAAAGTCATATGTGTTGTTGATCCATATTGACCTTCAGGTGTAAAATGATGCGCCAAGTGAACAATCAGATATTTTCCACTTAAGTTTTCATCAAATAAACCAGAACTAATATCGTCTTGAGAAATTTTAGGAAAATTAATTTGCACATTATTTCCAGCTTGAAGTTGTAAATTACAAGGAACAATAACATTTAAAGTTTGAGTGAATAATATGTTATACCTCATAATTGCTTTTGCCTGGTAAAGACGTGGATCATTATTGATGGATGTGCTTATTCCAACTTCCATGTTGCCAGTGTCAAGAACAAAATAGTTTGTTCTTGTAAAAGCATCTCCAGATTCAAATTCTCCAGGATATTCTGGTGAGTTGCCAAGATATTCAAATCCAGTTTCAGAAAGTGATACAAAAAATTGATCATATTGAAAGTTGAAAGGATTAAAGAAAACATTCTTTGTTTTATACACTCCTGCTCTCAACGCTGTTAAAATATTTTGATTTTTACTTACATTATAACTCAATATCTTATTATTACTTTCTTCAGCAGTAGTAACAACATTGGATTTTACATATGTTGCAATTGCAGCAGATTTTACTAGTGAATCAACAGATCTAAAACTCAATGATTTTTGAGTTTCCCAAAAGAAGTATCCAGGTGCTCCAGAAACTGGAACTGATTTTGGCGCGAGTGATAAAACAAGATCAAACGGTCTTCTAGCAGATCCAGTGAATGCATATGAGTTTGATGTGTTTTCTACAACTAATCTTTCAGATGGGAATTGAAGTTCATCTGTAAGTATTTGTCTAACAGTATTTCCAATATTATTATAATATTTTTTATAGATTATCTTGCTTTCATTTTTGATAGCTGATTCTGATGATAGGTTTAAAAATACGATTTGTTTTGAATTTTTTTCTTGCGGAACACTTGCTGCGGTTACATATAATGGATATGAATCAAAATCTAAAGTTCCAGATTCATTTCTAACAACAATCTTGACTTCTTCCTTTCCACGAATAGGTAGAGAAGAAAATACTGTTCCAACACGCTCTTGAGTATCTTGCTCGCTTGATGCTGAAAGGCTGTTTCCAGTATCAACAAAAGTTACATTAGCAGTCACATTTGGGGAAAATAAACTTTCATAGTATGAAAAAGACGTTACTGCATTTTTAATGTCTACAGTTGTCCCATCCTTATCAATCAGAAATTTATCATATAAAGAGGGTCTAGTTTGTCTTGACATTTACACTAACCTTAATGCCGTTAATTGTTCCATATTTACATTTCCACCACTTTCACTTATATATTCAGAGTTTCTTTCAATATATCTAACAACTTCTCTTTCGATTATGTATGGTTGCTGAACGGTTGCAAGTAAAACATTTGAAGATTCATCTACTGATGATTTTAGATTTCCATATTGTTTTTGTTTAGTTTTCAACTTTGATTCTAATTCTTTCAATAGTTGTAGATTCTGTTTTTCAATCTCAATATCCATGGGTATCAGACCCATAGGTCCACTTGGCATTTCAATTGTTAATTTTCCATCTTTAATCATTATTTTATATTCATCTATATTCATTTCATTTTCGTTCATTTCACCCATAATATTTTTGATACTACTAATCAAAGTTAAGTTTGAAATTTGAGATTGTTTCTTTGGAGCATATCCACCACGATAATCAAAGTGCCAAGGTTCTTTTTGTGAGAATGTCATTCCAGAATTGTACCAACCATATTTGGTACAATTTTTTTGTGCCCAGGGAATTCCACTGGATAAGTCAATAGCAATCCCTCTCTCGTGGTCAGAAGATCCTGGAGGTGCTGCTAAATTTCCTAATCCTCTTATGAATAAATCATAAAGATAAGCTTGAACACTACTGTCCCTCCAGGCAGATGATAATTTAATTGTAACTCCTGCTTTCTTTGCATCTGCTTTCATTGCAAGATAAGCAGCAGCTGCGTCTGGTCTCAATCTAAAAGATCCTTCAACAACAACCGTCTTATCTTTAGTTATAATATCACCTTTAGGTCTTGGTGGTGGAGCAGTCGGTGTTACAGTTCCTCTAGTTTCTACACTAACTTGTGCTGGTTTTAATTTACCCTGTCTAAATTTCCCGATCTGTGCTCCTCTGGGTTCAAATCCAAAAATGTGTCCAATTCTCGAAACTTCAGTATCATCTGCCAATTGATCATATTTTATATTTTCGTGAGTTGTAGCCCTAAAACTATCTCTTGGTCCAACAAAAGTTCTAGCGGAAGACTGTCTACTAGAATCCAATAGTGCTGAGGCAATAGTTTCTAATTGTGATCTAGGAACACCATTTTTTTCAACAAATGCAATCGCAGTGTTTTTATCTTTAATTTTATCCCACTCTGAAGGACCGCCGTATCCACTTACAGGAGTAAATTGACCAGGATCTAGAATTGCCTTTCTTATACTACCACCAGTTTTCCACGGATCCCCTGGAGCGACAACTCTATTATAAATTACTTGAGCAACATCTGCTGCTCCTTGCGGATCAGAATTTTCAAACAATGCACCAGTTGATAATAACCAAAAATCTGCACTGTCACTCGAAACACTTACTTGTCCGGGGTATTGTCCACCACCTGGACCACCACCTGGACCACCTCCATCATCATCCTTTTTATCCTTCCTACCTCTTATAAGATCTCCAAAAATAGAAAGATTTTTTGTCAATTTAGCAAAAGATTTATTATTTTCATTCTGAACATTTAGTAGGAAACCAGAAGTTTTTGTGTTTGTTTCAAAATCTTCAAAGGCATTAACTGATTCTCTTGCCTTCTTTCCTTTCGCTGTTCCACCAGGTCTTGCAAATGTTCCAGAACTTGTTACTTTCTTTTTCTTTCCACCTTCTTTACCAATATATACCGTTCCGCCACCTTGAAATCCTTGAACTGTTCCACCTTTTGAAAACTTTTGAACAGGAAGATTAGATGGAGATGCTGTAGACGGTGTTGGTGGAAAATTAGTAGATGTTGGTGGGGGTGATTGTTGAGTTGATGATGGTGCAGGAATTCCTGGAACTGAAGATGCTGGTGCCGTAGGTTTTCTCTGCGGAATTGGGTATCTACCATATCCACCACTTTGAGCAAATTGTTGGGCACTTCCTGTTGGTTGCGCTGGTTGTGGTGTTGGTGCTCCAAATACATTAAATAAATTAGTCATCAAGCGATCAATCATATTCAATTCACCATCTAAATTATTAATTCCTTTATCAACTTCATCTCTTTCTGCCGTTAATTTTTGTTGATCTTTTGGTGTCAATGAGTTTACAATTCGAATAAGACCATATCCCAAATTACCAAGAATTTTGAAAGTTTCCTTTATTGCATTAATAATACCAGGATTTTGATCAAAAAATTTCTTTAATCTTTTGATTATACCAGGAAGAGCATTTACTAAAAATCCAACGAGAATAATACCAAAAAGTTCTTTGATTTTGTCAAAGATACTCATTGGACCACTCATCATTTTATCTTTAATACTACTTAAAGCTTTTCTTACTCCAGATGGTTTTTCAATTGATTGTTCTTTTAGTACTCTCTTTTCTTGAGTTTCTTGATTTTTTAAAAAACTAGTTTCTGATAATCTTAATTTTCTTAATTGTTTGTTATTTGATAATAAAGTATTATGAATTCTTCTAGCATTCAGTTTAAGTTTTTTTACTTCGGTTGCTTCCATTTCAGATTATCTCCTTATGTAAGAATGCCATATTCCATAGCAGCAAGACTTATATAACCATCCAAACTATTTGTCGTTTTAGCAGTTGGAGGTGGAGTTGCTTCTGATACATTTCGCTGCCCAGAAGATTGCTTCATAGTAATTGGGGGCATTGGATACGATAACATTGCAATCTTTGATCCAGATTCTGGTTTTAATGTACTGAATGCATAAGATTTTTGTATTGGTTTAACAGAACTTAATTGTGGAGTTGTTGGTTTATATGATTCTACTGGAATTGTTTGTGGACCAGTGGTTGGAGTGGGACCAGGTGTTGGTGAAGACGAAGGTGATGATGGTGTTGGTGAAGGTCCTGGAGCAGGAGATGATTGGGGAGGAACTTTATTTCTACTTTCATCAGAAGGTATTGATTTACCCATCTCCTTTGATGGGGGAGTTGTTGGTAAAGATGGTGTTGTGGTTGGTTTGTCTGTCGGACTACCTCTACCAGTTCCTTCTGCTGGTGGTATATTCGATACACGTGGACGTGGAACCTTTGCTTCAGCATCTTTAATTTTTTTCTGTTTTTCTTGATTAATTAATCCTTCTAGTTCTTTATTAAAAGTATTAATTTGTGAAGAAAATTCACTATTAATTGAAGCTTGACGAGCATTGTTTTTTTCTTGTTCTTGAATTGCCTCCTTAAAACTCACCCACATCGTTCCGGCATTATCATTAATGTCTTTCAAAAGTGGACGGAACAGATTTGCAGAACTAGTTCTGATAACTTCTTCACCGGGGGCAAGCATTGCAGGAACACTATCTACATTTCCAGGTCCTGTTCCACCAACTGTTCCTCCGCCAGAGAAAGTTCTTTGTCCTGCTTCTGTTAATATTTTCTCTGCTGCTTTTTTATCTAAAGCACTAGTTTTAGGATCATTCAATATAGTTCTCAAATCACTATAACTATAATTTCTTTTCCTTAAAGATTCTACAGCCTTACTGAATGGATCATTTACAGTTACATTTGTTTTTGGTTTTGGATTTCTAGCACCTGGAGCAGCAGTTGGTCTTGCCTTTGATCCATATTTTGCTGCTAATCTACCGGCTAAACCCACACCAACAGCGTCATCTGCTCCTGGTATAAGTGGAAGAAGAGTTAAAACGATTCCAGCAATAGAAGCAATATCAACTAATATTCCACCAACATCTAAAGCAGTTTGCCACCAAGGTTTTCCTTGAGGTTGAGTTGTTCTTGGAGTTGGCGGTGGTAAAGATGGAGGTTGAGTAGGGGTAGGTAATGTAAGTGGATTTGTTGGAGTAGATGGTGTTAATCCTGGTGTTGGAAATACAGGGAGAACTGGAGGTGCAGTTGTTGGTTTCGTAGTAGGTCTAAAAATAGGAGATGGTGCTCCAAGCAAAGGTGAAAAAGTTTTTGTCGCTATAATTCTTTTCGCAAGATTTTCTACATCTGCGGCACTCATATTTTTAAGGCAGTCTAATACAGGACCACATCCACCACCTGGAAGTTTACCACCGCCTCCACCACCACCTTTTCCACCACCTCCAGTGCTGGGTGGTTTTGGTGGTTTGCCCCAAACTCTTCTAATTAATTCAATAAGACCTTTAAGTCTTCTAACAAGATTTACAATCTTTATGATTGCACCTACAAGTTTTGCACCAATAAAAATACCAACGAGCCATTTCCAATGCTTGGTTAAAAACTCAAATGTTTCTAATAGTTTTTGTCTATTTTTTTCATTAGATAACCAACCAAATGCAGCATTAACGACAAATCCCGTTGCAATGGTAGATACAAATTCAATAATTCTATCAAAAATACCTTTTGCTGGAGCAGTAATTTTATCAAATGCTCCTCTGATTATTCCAGCATCATTATTAATGGATTCTATTGCTTTTTCTTTTTGTGCCGCTCTTTTTTTGAGCATCGATGCACGTAAAGATCCTAAAGACTGCTTCTTTTCGGTAATTCTAGAAGCAAAATCTAGAGATAGTTGTTTTTGAATCTCTACAAGAATTCTATTTGTTTCGACTAATGCAGAATATATTTGCTTATCTTTACTATCTTCCCCAGAAACTACTTTCTTTAGAGTATCTGTGACCGAAGATGCTTGTTGCTCTCTCTGAACTGGTTTCAGAAAAGAGAACGTTGATGTTTTTAACTGTGGTTTAAGTTTTGAAGCATTAGAAAAAATGGAAGAAGATATGTTTCTTCTTCCTAATTTGGGAACTGATGGTGCTCTAAAAAATGGTTGATTTTCTAATGCCACTTACTGCTGTGCCTTAAGATTTTCTTCTTCAATGTGTTGTTGGAGAAGAGTCACATAAACTTCTCTTTCCCACGGCATCATATTTTCTAGTTCTGTCAATGAATATTTATGATACTGCATTAAGGCAAAATTAGTCTTGAAATAAGATTCAAGACTTGTATGTGACATTATTAGCTGAAAAAACTCGCTAATCCCTCCAAAACGATCTCATTTTCAACTTTTGTTTTTGGATTCTTGACCATCAAAGTATGTGACAGTTTAGGCATAGAAGTAAAAAACTTCTCAATTTCCTTAAACTGTTTAGTATTCATTTGTTCTACAAATTCTTGTAGTTCTTGTTTGGTGCAATCAGATGCTGACCAACACTCGTCTTCATTATAAACCATTTCGATGCAGGAAGTAATCATCTCTAAAGATTTATTCACATCCTCACCAGTTTCTTGAACTTCAAAATTATTTTCAACAAACTGATTAATTGATGGATACTTCATCTTCATAGAGAGAGTATCATCAATTTTAATAATACTATTATGTGCTTCGTCTTTTTGAACTTTGATTGAGTCAAGATCAATTTCTAATTGAACTTGAGTTTCGCCATCATCAGGACAAGTTACATTAACCTCAAGAGTCTCACCGACAGATTTTGCTCTAATGTTTAGGAACAAATATTCAATATCAAACGTTGCAAGATCTGTGACCTTAACACCTTTGGTTAAGATGCATTCAGATAAGATATCAACAATTGCATTTGTAATCTGCTTCATGTCTTCAGATTCAAGTGCCATAATCAAAACTTTTTCTTCTCTGACTAGAAAAGGACGATATCTGATTTTCTTTCCAGTCGAAGGAATTTCCAATTCATAAATTGGAGTATTAATTTTTGGTAAAGGCATAATCCTTAATACAATTCAGGTATGATTATTTATTATTGTTGCCCAAATACTCCCTGATTAGCCAATTGTCCTAATGTTCCAGTAGCACCGGTTTCAGAATTAGGTGCAGTTAATACATAAGGTGTTGAAGTGCCATTACTGTTTAAGATATTTAATGTTGTGGTTAGTGTAGTTTCTTGAGCAGTTTCTCTAAACACTCTATACCGATCATAATTCATAGTAACTGTCACTTTCATAATTTCCGCTTCACCATATGCTAAAGGAATTGACGACATTGACTTTGGAAATGCATTAATTAACTGGTATGTTAAAGATGGTGCTCCAGGAACAATGTAATTTTTTTCAAACTTTTTAATATAAAATCCAGTTTCATTTTTATAGTGTTTTGGATAAGTATATCTACGATAATAGTTAGTTGTTGTATTGTAAAGACTAGGTTCTTTTAAATCATTACTATTTCCACCAGAAATAAAATCCATCCAAGCTTCAAAAAATGTTAAGATTGTATAGTCTCTGTTTACATAAAAAGAAAAATCTATATCAGTATTAATTCGAGTATGAGCAAACTCTTGAGGAACTCCCATAAAGTTATCTTTGACTTCAGCGGTTGCATAAGTTGAAGCTGGCAACGTTGCTTCCGAACAAGCAAAAGAGAGTAATCTTTGAAATTCACTGTCAAAAGTCACACCATAAATTGGTTGCAACTCTGGGTTATTTAAATGTTTTATAAAAGGAGTAGATCCATCAGCATCTTTACCCCACGCATTTTCAATGTAAACTTGATAATGATTTACTCTTGCAAGATCTCCCAAATAAGTCTGGGCATCTAACATTGTTAGACGTTGGATCGGTGGGATTGCCATCTAAATATTTTTATGAGAGTCTTATTATTAAATATTTAGATGTCATATAAGGGAAAATACCAACCAACATATCCTAAAAAATACAAAGGAGATCCAACAAATATCATTTATAGATCTCTTTGGGAAAGAAAATTTTGTGTTTACTGTGATTTAAATGAGAATATAATCGAATGGGCAAACGAAGAAATGTTTGTGTGGTATCGTTCTCCAATTGATGGACGTCCTCATAGATATTTTCCAGATTTTCTAATTAAAGTTAAAGAATCTGATGGATCAATTAAAAAATATATGATTGAGATAAAACCAAAAAGGCAAACTATACTACCAACAAAACCAAAAAGACAGACTAAAAAATACCTTTATGAGGCATACGAGTATGCCAAAAATCAAGCAAAATGGGAAGCAGCGCGAGAATGGTGTGCAGATCGTGGTTATGAATTTAAAGTGTTTACAGAAGAAGACCTAGGTATTAACTAATGCCCAGAAAAACCCTCAAACAAAGACAAGGAACAATTCCAACAGATGATAAAGCGAATCGAATTACTTCAATCATCAATAACATCAAAGGAAATGAAAAACCAGATGATTTAATGTTAATGCTTTTAGATGTTTTAAAAGAAAGTGGAAAAGTTCCACAGGTTGGAAAATTTTACACATTCGTATACAACCCCAAAACACCAAATACTAGATATGATCAAAATCCTTTAGTTGCGGTCACTGATGTTTTTCAATGGGGATTTAAAGGTATTAACTTTCATTGGGGGCAAGTTAGACAATATACCTGGGATGAAGTTGCGGGTGAATTATATGAAATTTACTCTGAAGAAATTTCTGATGCCAGAGAAATACCTTTTGCAAATATCCGTCTAAATAGTTAGAAAAGGATAATGTCAAACGTTTATCGATATCCTTATAATTCTATAACAGAAAAAACTGACTATCTACAAATAACAATTAAAGATCATAGTAGATCTGGAACTACAGCAAATCCTGTAAGTAGTTTAACAACTCTTTCTGGAGAAGGAGAATTTGGTGCAGTTGAAAATGTTGGTGGAACTGGTTCTTCAATTGGTGTTGCTACAATCGATGATGTCATTATTCTTCCTATGCCATCCAATATTTCTGATAATAACTCTGTAGGATATGGTGAAGATTCTTTAGATGTTCTTGGAGCAGTTGCTGGTAGCATTGCAATGGATGTGATGAAATCTGGAAAAACAGCAGGTGGAGGTAAAGTATCAGATGCTACAAAAGTAATTACTGATGCATTTGGTAATGCAGTAAATGATGTTAATAAATTTGGAGGAGTGGCTGTAGATGCTTTTACACGCAGTTTGGCAGCATCAGCAGCAGGAATTATTGGAGCAAACGTAACAGCAAATCAACTATTAACAAGATCAACTGGACAAATATTAAATCCAAATATGGAATTATTATTCAGTGGTCCAACTCTTCGTCAATTTCAATTTCAATTTAAATTAACACCAAGAGAAGAACAAGAGTCATATCAAATTAAATCGATCATAAGATCTTTTAAGAAAAATATGGCACCACAAACTGGAGAGTCAAATGCATATTTAAGGACTCCTAGAGTATTTGAATTAAGATATCGAAAAGGAAACACAGATCATCCATTCTTAAATAAATTTAAACAGTGTGCTCTGACTAATATGTCAGTAAATTATACTGGAGAAGGAGTTTACGCAACATATAGAGATGCAACTCCAGTTTCAATGGTTATGACCTTAGATTTTAGAGAATTGGTTCCAATTTACTTTGAAGATTATGCCGACATAAGTGGATCTGAATTGAAATATAATTATGCTGGTGGAACTTATAGCGTAGGATACTAAAATGGGATACTTCAGAGAACTACCTAATATCCAATATCTCTCTCCACTTGCAGATCGTAATTCTGCATCTGAATATATTGAAGCAAAAAATCTCTTCAAAAGAGTCAAGTTGAGAGATGATTTTTATAGTTCATTAACTAATTTTGAGAAATATAGAATTACTGAAGGTAAAAGACCTGATCACGTTGCACAAGAACTATATGGATCATCTAATCTAGATTGGGTTGTTTTGATTTCTGCAGGTATTACAAACGTAAGAGATCAATGGCCACTATCAGATAAAGACATCTATGATTTTGTTGAAAATGCTTATGGAAATTCGATGAATGAAACTCGTTTTCACGAAACGATTGAAATTAAAGACAGTCGAGGAAGATTAATTCTCCCTGCGGGTCAAGTTGTCGATTATAATTTCAAGTCTCCTAGACCAAAAGTTGATGATACTCCAAATAGTTCATACATTTCTTATTGGGATAGTGGTCTTAATAACACCATAACCAAATATAATATCACAGTTCCAGTCACAAATTACGATTATGAAGTGAGACTCAACGATAAAAAACGTGAAATATATGTTTTAAGACGTGGATATCTACAGCAATTCTTGAGTGATATGAGAAACGCAATAAGATATGGAAAATCTTCTCAATACGTTAACGATAAAATGAAGAGAGCGGATAATATTAGAGTCAAATCACCATAAGAGTTCTAAACTCTTATCAAAGATCATCACATATCGGTGTTTGCGGGAGCGTTCTTTCCATTCTCCTGCAACACCTTTAATTTTTCCTCTAGAGTGTTTAGTTCCGTCTGCATAGTAGAAATCTTTCTTTGGGTCTGAAAGTCCGCAATATTTAAAAT